CACCCGTACCACCAACCGCTACTAGTTGCACGTTGGACGAACTCCCAATCACTACATCATCGAGAACAATGGGAGTCGCTATCACGAGCGGATTCGTGCCTGTGCTCACGCTCGTGGCGAAATACCCATAAGTGGTCGCCGGCGTTGGAGTTGCGCTGTCCACAACTTTGAGCAGGAAATAATCTATCTCGGTTCCGGCCGGTGTGCAATGAAGTGCGCCACTGGAGAATGTCCACGTATTCGCCGGTGTCGGAGCTGCGGCTGTCCCATTTGCGGCTCGGAGACTCGATGAGTAATTCACCAATGAAATCGTATAGGGAGGGTGCCCGCCAGTTGCTGTGATCGGAAAGCTGGTCACCTGACCGATGGTGGCATTGGGTAGCTGAGCGGAAATGATGAAAGAAAGCGGGCTAGCAATTGCCCCAATCGGGCCGCCAGTGGTCGATCCGGTCTTGTAGATAGTCGCCCCCGTCACATCCCAGTCGTCCGCGTTCACCGGAATGACGTCTACGCCCTGGAAGTTCTTGAAGCCGATATTGGCGATCGGCACGTTCGGGAAGAACGTGCCCGAGGGGTAGTAACTCGCGGTCGTATCGCCACTCGTCAGGTTGGCGCCAGTCGTAAGATTCGGGAACGTCGCGAAGCTGACGGGTCCCGGATTATCGAAGCTGAACGTCGGGAGGTTCGTGCTGATAAAAATGTTATTCGTCATCGTGAAGCGATCCGGCTTCGCGGTCCAGCCGTTCGGCGTGAAGCCGGCTGAGGCCGGCTGACCATAACCCGGCGTATCGTAAAAATAGGCGCGCGAGCCCGCCGCCAGTGGCGTCGTATTGTTCGCGATGAAACTGTTATGATCTGCGATGAGATCGACCGTGGGGCCGGCTAGGCGCCAGTAGATGAAGCTCCGCGCATCATTCTTATTGCCGGCGACTGGGGAATTGAAAAATATCCGGTTGTTAGTGAAACGAATGCGCGTAGTCCAGAGAGATGAGGTCCCCTGATCGGCAGTGAAGGCGAAGAAGCCGCAGCAGACATTTATACACTCATTGTCGTGGATATTTATGTCTGCCACCCGGTTCCAGGGACAGTTGACGTTGCAGGGTGCCGGCGGATGCGCGGTCTGATCGCGCGCGTTGATCGAAAAAGCCGCGCCGTAATAATCCGGCTCGTTTCCGATGGGATTATCGAGCATCAAGTTGTTGGATATATCCCAGATGATACCTTGCTTCAACTCGAAGAGATTCTTCGTGAAATAACCAAATCTAGAGTAGGCGGCGCCGGTGGGTCTCGTAGTGGTACTGCCATTTACGGCTCCGTCCCACCATGCCAAGGGCTTGTGATGGATGTTGCCCTGATAGGTGACATTGTTGGTACCGATCGGATCACACGCAATACCACCGGAGATGATGTTCTCACCGCACGAAGAAACGTAATTGTTGTATATGTACATCGGACCGCCGGCCGAAAACAGCAGCGCATTCGAGTCGATGCCATGGAGCGTGTCATCGCACCCGTACCACTGGCACTGAGTCATCGACAGGTGGTTACAGAAGATGTTGCCGATGCCGTGAACGACTTCCACATAATTCGGGTCTCCGGGCTCCACTCCACCCAGGCAGCGATCGAAATAGATGTGATCGCAAGGCGGTGCCCCGTAGGGGACCGGAGTAATACCCGAATTACCATTGGCGTTTGGCCAGGAGATCCACGCGCCACAAGAGAAAGTCGTGGAAGGTCCGACCGGCTTGAGGCGGATGCCGATGAAGCGCACCTTGCTCATGCCCTGCGTGGCGGTGGGCTGTGGGAAGATGAAACACGGGTAACCGAAGTTAGTCGCGGTGGTCGTCGTGTAGCTGAAGGTGGCGAAAGAAGCGGCATTGGTTTCCGTCACGTGGTTGCCGTAAGCGACTTGGACCAGCGGACCCGTCTGCCCCGGGATCAACGCGCCAGCTGCCCGTAAGCCCACTTGCGAGTACAGGTTGTTACTCAGCGCGCCAGAAGTCGCAGGAGCCCAATCGATATTGGTCGAACCCTGTGTGAAGAGGGCTTGCCGCTCCTCGTAGCCGAAAGGCAGAACGCTCTTATCGACCCGGAAAAACACGTAGTAAAGACCGGTGTTCAACGCCCAGGGTGCCGACAGCGTGGCCGATGTAGCATTCAGCGCCGGCAGCGCAGCGAGCCTGAACGGTAACAACTGCATCTTCGAGGTGTAAGTCGAAGCCGGCGGCAACGTGCCACCAGTCAAGCCCTTGAACGCGCGATACTCCGGACACTGATCCGAGACAATGACCGTGAAGCCGTTCGTGCCATCGAACAGAGGGAAGGTGAAACCGTTTTGCAAGAACGTCGGAAATGCGGGTCCGGCGTGACACTCGATGATGTCGCCGCCATGAATGTTCGCGTGGCTGAGTGCGTATTGGAACCCACAGTTGTTGTTCTTCTTGTTGTTGCCCGGTGGGTTGTCGGTCCCGGCGACATTGCCCCCCGGCGTCGTGTCGGTCACGACCCACGTCGTGCCGCCCGTGGGAAATGACAGCGGCACCACCCAGCTCGAAGGCGCTACCGGCGCGGTCGGGGCCACGGAGGGCCCATTCGTCAGGGTCGTTCGAGTGAGAGCGGGCGAGTCGGCACTCTCCACTCCGCCGATCACGGCCCTGGCCGTATAGGTATTCGTGACGCCTGGAAGCAGCCCGTTGTCCACAAACCAGGGATACCAGTTAGCGCCTCCGACCAACGCACTCGATACGCCCTTGCCCGCCGCCGCGCCGCCCACGCCATCTCCATAGATGCGCGTGCCGTTCTTGTAGATGTTGTAGTACGAAACCCCGCCCGGCTGTTGTTGAGTCGGGTCAGGCGGCCAGATAGCGAACTCCACGCTCTGCGTGTCAGCGTAGCCGGGCCAGAGCGCGGCGGGCGCTCCCGGCGTTATACCACTCGTCACACTCAAAGCGAGATTAGTCGGCGCACTCGGAATCAAAGTGGAATCCGTTGCAGTCACGTTGACCGTGATGCTGGCAGCGGTGGGCGGAGTTCCACTGATGACCCCACTGCTCGAGAGCGTAAGCCCATCGGGCGGCGCAATAGTCCCCGAAAAGGTATAGGGAGGAGTTCCCCCGCTCGCATCGAGATTGTATAGATACGGAACACCTATCACCCCATTCGGAAGGCTAGCCGTCGTGACATGAGGTAATGAGACCGGTATGACAACCGCACTACCCCGGGCGAGCCTAGGCACGGGAGTGACTCAGATCGGGACTTCAGCGAAAACTAGCGAGATAGCGACCTGTGCCGTCGTTGCAGTCGCAGAAGCCGCTACGGCTAAAAACCCCCCGGGAGGCGCTACAAAAGCACCGTGGAGATCGATCCAGGTCTCTGTCGTCGGTATGGCAGTCAAGGCCGCAGTGTCGAGCGTATAAGTCGGTACGAAGAAAGTCCCCGCAGCTGATACCGTCCCGATCCTGTAGAGATTGGCCCGCGGAGCGGGCCCTCCCATGTAGGTATTAGCCGAAGCATCGATCGCTGTCGTAGCACTCGGAGCAGTCGTAGTCCCACCCGTGATACCGAGCGCGGAAGCCGCTGCCGAGGCGACTGTGATACCCACGCCCATGGCAATGAGAACCACGTTGACCTGACGATCTTTGGTCGATGAATTGTTCCAGATGAGAGGTCCGCCGGTTCCTGTCGCCGTGGACCAGATGACGGGGGCGGTTACCGTCGCATAAGCGACGAAGAGCTGGCCCTTACGTGCGTAATCGTAATAGCTGAACCGCCCCTCATCTGAGAACGTAGCCACATCTACACGATCTGCGTCAGGGACGAATTACCCGAGATGAGATTCTCAGGTCTCGTCACCACGAGGTAATAGACCTCATTCGCGGTCGGTGTAATCGTGGCAGCCGTGAAGTTACCAAAAGCAATGGCGAGCACCCCTGCGGAGCTCACCCGCTGATTGACGATCCCGAGGCCTCCCTGGCTCGTGGGCTTATTGATCTCGAGCGCATCTCCGAGCAATAACCCGGTTACCGCAAAGGTCTGCTCGGCCGTGGTATTGGGAGCTACCGAGGAGGGCGATATGGTGATCGCGAGAACGTATTCCTGACTGCAATTCCCACGAGCGAGCGTAGTAGGGCCTGGCATGACTATGCAGCCTCTTTAACTTTGAGTTTGCCGCTTTCAATACAGTGATCGTAGAAGTTTCCCTTCCAGCGCTTCTCACCCCGGTGGGTAAAAGTAATATCCGAATCCACCCAGTTGAATCCGCCGAGGGATGCCCACTTGCGATTGAAATAAATATCCTCGCCCTTGTCATCCGGACATTTAACGGGATCAAAAGGATAGGTTCCAAACCAGGGTTTGCCCATTTTCTCGAAGACTGATCGTTGCACCCTCATGAATGCTGTAGGTAACTCCACCGACTGAAACAATCCCTCGGGAGATATGACTCCCGTCAAAGCATTGTCGTGAAACGAATCATCCCGTGAGATATCCCTCTTGGGCACCAAGCCACCCACTATTTCCTGCGTGTAGGACATGACTCGGGTCACCATCTTTGCATCCCAGCCTACATCCGCATCGATAAAGAGCAGGTCGGTGCATTCACTCTTGAGAAATTCTTCCACCAGCTTGTTTCTAGCGACATCGAGAAATGGATTGCCTGGCAATATTCCGAGCTGTACACCGATCCCACTGGAAGTGAGAAGAATCCCCGTCTCGAGCAAAGATGCAGCGTATTCAATACAGACCCACGCTTGATACGTGGGCGCTGCAATGAATACCGACTTACCAGTCAATCGCACTACCCGTCGCCGGTGCAACCCAGCTCGGCTGTACACGCAGGACACCGACGATATAAGCCCCACTCACGGGTGTCGCCGTGGTCGTACTGCTCACGTTCATGAATGAAATCGCCAGGACCCCAGCTGCACTCACGCGAGATCCCACGATACCTGTCGTCGTAACCGTAGCTCCCGGAGCATTGACCGTCACAAGGTCGGTGGTCAGGAGTCCAGTGACTGTGAAGGTCTGCTCAGAGGTCGTCTGGAGTCCCACAGTAGCCGGCGTGAGGGATACCGTGAACGACGCCAACTTCCAGACGTTACCGATAGAGCTTTGCGGCGTATCGGGAATTGCACTGTTCGGACCCGGGTTGGAGCCATCGATGTTCGTGACTGAGGGAAATGCCATCTCTATGACTCCTTAACCGCTGATCCGGTAACCCATGGACCGATAGAGACTCCCGAATCCATACGAAATATCCACACGCGTAGGCTCCGCATCATTGTTGATCGTGTACTGGGTTACTACTCGGAGCGAGATACCGAGATCCTCGTCATAGGCCCGGGAAGCTTCTACCGCGGTGCGCGGCAACGGCACATCGACAAAGGCCAGAGCATAGGCATCCCGATGGAAGTACAGGTTCTCGGTAGAACTCGTCGCCAGTGTCGCCCCGCCATTCAGAACCAAAGTGAACGGCGAGAGCGGTGCTGCGCTCACATTCTGGAACTGTCCACCTGAGATCAAGCACTCCCCCACCGTGACCGTGAGCAAGCCACCGCCGGAGGCTGTGTAAAGCCCAGTCGTGGCATTGAAGGTTCCATGAGCCAGAGTGGCTGTCGCGAACTGGGGTCCACCCGGCGCTGCGGTTCCGACCATCGGGGCATAACCCCCAGGCGGCAGAACTACGAACTGCTTGAGAGCATTCCCATAACGATTACGGTTCTGAGGATTGACCGGATAGACACCGAGAACCGTGATCGTATCCCCTACAAAACAAGCCGCGCTTGAGCCGGTGAGTCCCGAGACCTCGAATGTTCCAGTCTGTGCCCAGCCCGTGGTGAGAAGCGCCGTACCGCCGGCTACAGAGGTACCCCCCGCGAGGACTGGAGTACCTAGGAATGATCCGGTGCTGTAGTTCGCAATATTCGGATCTTCGAACCAATCCGCCCCCGCAGTCTTCTTCGCGACCATGCCGGTCTCGAAGAAAGCACTGATATCAACCTGAGGGTTGAAAAGACTCTTCATCGAATCTGCCATCGAGGATGACGCCAGCGGATGAAGTACCGCACAGGGATCGATACCCCGAGGCATACCCTCGGAGACCAGGACCGCCCGGGCATCCGAAAAACTCCTGAAGGAAGTCGGCACAGTTCCCGGCGTCCCACCACGATTGGCGGTGTTCTGCATCGCGAAGTAAGCGCCATCGCTATCCAGGCGATTAGCAGCGGCCGCACAGACCGGAACGATGAACCGGTTCTCGAAATCATCAATGTCGAGAAGCATGTTGATCGTATTGAACTGTAGATCAGCGTGATACTGATACAGGATGCTGACTGGGACGTAGGTCTCAGTAGCCGGCTCTACATTCAAAGCCGGCCCGAAAGTCCCAAGCACCCGGATCGGCAAACGGATGTTACACGTCGCACCGATCTTGCGACCCTTCTCGCCAAATTCCTTGTCGAACTGACGATTGAACTTGTCAGTCACCACGCACATGTTCGCGAGCACCGGCAGTGCCCGGTTCGTGATCATGCTGATCGTCAAGAGTTGGTTGGCCAAGCGAGTCTCTCACGCGCTCGAGAGAGCGCCCCCGGAAAAACGTTTCCCGGTCAATGACGCTTGCGCCGTGTGAGATCCAGGTGTTTCTTGCGCTGCCAGTCGGCCAAGGCTTCCTTCGCGGTCATCTCGCGAGGGTCTTTGTCCACTGAAGCGCCACCTGAAGACAACGGCTTGATGGGCGCCGCGACTCGGGGCTTGCTCGGGCTCGCGCCCTGCAAGGGTGCTGAGACCGTTTCGGGACTCGCCTTGGCAGGCGTTTCTAGACTCGGCGTATCGCCGTTTAATCGACTCGGCTCTTGGCCGTTTGCTTTCGCCGCGGGCTGTGCAGCCTGCAAGGACGCGAATGGCTTGAGTGTACTCTCAATTTTACCGACTTCAACTAGAGCACGTGCGGGCGAGAGCTTCGAGAGCTTCTCGAGTATTTCCGGGTTCTTCGCAAAGTGATAACCGAGCTCTGCGAACATATCCGATTCCTGCATGTAACCGGCGATGTAAGGAGGCACGGGAGTATCGACCTCTCCCACCACATCATCATAGTCAGGGACCAGTTCCCGGGCGTGATCCAGCCTGGTGGCTGCTTGACGCAAGACCTCGGCTTGTCTCTCCTGCTCCCTGGCCTTGGCTTCCTCTGCGGCCCGGGCCTTGAACTTCTGTTCTGCCCGCCAATCGACCCGGGCATCCTGGTAAGCGG